GTTAGGTTTGAAATTCCGTTTGCAATAACTATCCCACAATTTCAGCACGTGTATGAGGGTTGGCCTTGGAATAAGTCAAGAAAAACTCTTACCACGGATTTCATATTTACTAGTATCGATATTGTCGTTACATACGATACTGTAAGTGAATATAAATTAAAATTCTTTTCAGATCTAGATATCACGGCAGGTAATAATTTTTCTTCCTCTACTGTTTATTTAGATAAAAACAAAACAAGAACAGTTCCCCAAGGATATTTAGCCACTGGGGGTAAACATTTTATAGTAAATGCCTCAGGTTTATTAACAGCGAAAAGAACATGTCAAGCTACGATCACTTTAACAGCATCCGTTAATGGGACAGTTTCATCAAGCTATCCTTCAGCAGCTAGTGGATATGGGAGTTATAGTTTTAACGAAGATGTTTCTTATATAACATTAGATGCCTCTCCAAATTATCCTATAATTTTTGATAGATGGGAGGCAATAGATTTTGACGGAAACACATCAACAATCAGTTATGATCCAACTATCAACGTTTATAACGGGCTTTATGCAAGTATACAACCTATATTCTCAGAATCAGCTCCACCACCGCCAACACCTCAATCCTATGAATATGCAATTGGACCAGCAGGTTCAAGTTCGGGCGAAGCATGTAGTTATTTTTCTTCATATTTACCAGAAGTTGTATATGCTTCAGAGAGTCAGAGTTCGATAGTTACGAGATTCTTTACAGATTCTGGATTAACAACAGGATATGGTGGTTCGGGATTACATGCATGGAGAAGAGATGTTGATTCAAATTCGCAACTTATCTATGGTGAGGTATCAGCTAGCGGATACACGAGCGGCATGGGATCATGTGTAATTTAAAAATGCATTTTTATTGTAACTTTTTCTTATATTTGGGTATAATTTAAATAGTTAAACGATATATAAATCAAAATGAACAAAAACTTCAATATATTGCCTCTTCATAGCACGTTATTATCTTCATCAAGAAGACCGATAACTCCTGCGAAGATCCTAGGTAATTAAGAGAAACTTAAATTCATTTTCATCTAAAAAGCCTAGATCCTTAAAAAAGATTTAGGCTTTTTTGTTGGGTTCTTTGACATGGTGTTAAATTAAAAAGGAGAGTTGGCAGAGCGGTCGATTGCGGCAGTCTTGAAAACTGTTGACTGTAAAAGGTCCCGGGGTTCGAATCCCTGACTCTCCGCAACTGCCTCCTTAGCTCAGCTGGTAGAGCGACGCACTTGTAATGCGTAGGTCATTGGTTCGATCCCGATAGGAGGCTCAACGCTAACGTAAAATACGTACGCTAACATAATATCTGTTAGAATGCAAAAGTTCGGTAGCAAGCTTATTAGACCCCGCAGAGGCTGGCGCCACCAGTATGGACGTAACGTTCATGCCATACTGAAAGCACGCGGAAACGCTGAAATGGTGGTCGGGTCTAATACTTAGAGAGGTGTCCGAGAGGCTGATGGAGCACGCTTGGAAAGCGTGTTTACGAGCGATCGTAACAAGGGTTCGAATCCCTTTCTCTCTGCCAAAAGATATATGCCGGTGTGGCGGAATGAATGATCTCGAATTCGAATAGAGATTATTAGACGTCCCGTAATTCTAGAAAAGGTGGTGAATCCGAAATGGACACCGTGGAGGTAGCCAGACCTCCCACCGGCACCTTTTAATGCCCCGGTGATGAAACTGGTAGACATGCAGCACTTAAAATGCTGTGGAACCGAAAGGTCCGTACGGGTTCGATTCCCGTCTGGGGTACATCCTAATGATAGCGTCAAGCCGGATTTTGCGACTTCGTTAGGTTAGATCTGTCCAATAGGAGAGCCGGCTGCGACCCTGGACAGATCACTACATTTGGTTCTGTAGCTCAGCTGGATAGAGCGCCACCCTTCTAAGGTGGATGTCGTTGGTTCGAATCCAACCGGGATCACAATTAAGGTTGATTGGGGAATGGTGATATGAAATACCTGGTAGAGGTGGGAAGTTAATATCATCGGAGTTTGAACTACCACTAGTAATGCCAGTTATAAAAGAGATTGTCCACTGAACCATCTTTCTCTTTCCTTAAAATATGTTGGATGTAGCTCAGTTGGCAGAGCACTAGCTTGTGGCGCTAGATGTCGCCGGTTCGATCCCGGTCGTTCAACCATTACTCGGGTAGTTCGGGAGTCAGGTCACCCGGCTTGGTTTGGGACCAAGACAACTCGCAAGTTCGAATCTTGCCTACCCGACAGAAAGATCAAAGAGACCGCTAAATCGAGTTAGTGAAAATCTACATTCTCTTTGGTCTTTTCGTTTTTTATTTTCGATGTTTTACTCTATATTTGTAACATCAAAAAGGACTTGTAGCTCAGTTGGTTAGAGCAAATGACTCATAATCATTAGGTCCCTGGTTCGAGCCCAGGCTGGTCCACAAATTTAGGCCCTCTGTTGTAATTGGTAGCCAAGCCAGACTTAGGATCTGGTGTCGCAAGACGTGAGAGTTCGAGTCTCTCGGGGGTCACAACTTTTATTATGAACAAACAAAGGGTATGTGCTATAATAGGGTCGTACACTAAAACCCATTTAGACACGGCTCTTTTATCTCTAACAATAGAAGGTATAAAAAGAAGAGGCTATAAAACATGCCTCGCAACCCATGCTCCTGTTAGCCACGAGCTTCAAAAATCTGTAGATTATTTTATTTACACAGATGAGAATCAAATTCTAAATCCAGGGTTTGAGCAAATGGCCGGATATTATTATAATGGTTCGAATTTTTATTTCAGAAGTAATTATAGTAACACCAGCGGTGCACATTCTTTTGCAATATTAATGAACATCAAAAATTCATTATGGCTAATGGAAAAGAAAGGATTTACCCATTTTATTTATTTTGAATCCGATTCTTTTCTGAATCAAAAAGACCACGAAAAATTAGAAGAAGCCTTATCAGATAAAATGCTAGATCTTGATTATTGGTTCATGAACGAAACATATAATCTAGGTGATCAGATATTTCCTGTTACCTCAATATTTTCAGGAAGAATAGAATATTTCTCAAAGAACACAGATCAGATATTTAGCACAGACGGTTATTTGGATTTCCTATCATCAGGTGGAAATTGCACATTAGAATCATTTTTTCTTAAATTAATAAACACATATCCCGGAAATGGAACCATTGAAAAAAATAGACCGAGAGATTTTTTTTCTAGTGAATGGATCGGGATTTCTAGCGGAGGTAATATAGCATTACCAGGATATGATAATCTAATTCTTGATCTTGTTGATGTAGTAAGAGATTATCACAGCAATGATTCATTCTTCCTTGTGTTCCCCTTTATAAACAGCGGAGAAAATGTTGGGGTTAAAGTATATCTAGATGGGGTATTAAATCACACAAGAGAAGTTATACCTAATGGGATATTTCATTATTTCAAATTTAATTTTGAAAAATCTTCAACGATAAAAGTAGAATTTCATTATTTAGGTTCTGTGCGTTATGTTATAGAAAAAAGCGTTGATTCTATAAGATCTAATCAACATTCATACTTTAAATTCAAGTAAAGTATATTTGAATTGGGGGAACTTATTTAATTTTTTTGATATAAATTTAGAATAATACCCACCAATGAATAGAGGCAAATTTAAAAAAATAATCAAGGAATATAAAGATGCCTCAAAGTATGAGGTATACGAGGGAGTTAGAGATAATTTTATTTTTGGATTTCTTGGTGCAACCCTAGTGGTCTTTATTTCAACAAGAATGGATTTAGCAGTTCTTTCTGGATATCTTGCTTATTATTTTTTCATGGGTAAAATAGTCAACAGGCCCAAGTATGTTACTTCTCTTGGTAAAATGATAGTGTTTCCTATTCCCTCTGCACTTGGGGCTTTTGCTGGCTATAAATTAGCTTATTATCTGCACATTTGGATCTCTTAAACGAACTTATTATTTAAACCCATATACTACTATGGGTTCTTTATTTGGATGGAGTAGTGAACGGTTTAATGAGGTAATGTTACTCTTTAATAGCAGAGATCGGTGCAAACAGGATCTTTCCAAAAGGTGGTTTATTATACATCTGGGGTGAGCAGATAAACCAGAAAGTTTTCTTTGCGTATTTCGGTATACCATGCTTTCTAGGATCTGGCATTTCCCCACCTGTATCTGTTAAATAAATAAATATTGAAGGATCAATTTTAGTCTTTAGAATATTTTTTTTATGAGCGCCATCAACAAATTCAAACGGAGGAATAAATCCTTTAGCATTACCGAAAGTGGATGCCCATTTTGAAAGATCCGGGGTCTTCCCTTTTTTAACTATATCAACATTATCAATATCATCACTACAATAAATGATGTAAGTTACCTCAGCATCATACTGCTTGCAAAGATACATTACTTCTTTAACAAACGTATTAGATTGCTTTTGTGAAATAGAGGATGAGGTATCAATAGCAGCTACGATTGTTCTAAGGGTATCTTTACCTATAGGCTTTTGACCATATAGATATTTTCCTCCAGCAACGAATCTTCTATTTGGTAACACAGTATCCTTAGCCTTAAATGCACTGTCGAAGAATTTCTTTAATTCTCTTTTCCAGTTAACAAGCGGTTCAGAGGCGGCTAGCCTTCTTACCATTTCTTTAAATTTGCTATTATTAGAATTTCCTATGGCTTTTGCTGCAATAGATTTCCAATCAGGCAGTGCTTTTTTTCCTTTATAGATTATAGACTTACCACCCTTAGTGTATTCCGTTGCTTTATTCTTTACTGATCCAGTTTTGTCAGTTACACTCCTTTGTGTGCTAATACCGGGTTTTTCTTGTCCAACCATCGGAATGTCGCTCATCTGAGTTGGATCCTCCGTAAATTTTGATTTTCCGCCGCCACCTGGTGCATCGCCTTTACCCTGTGGATTTTGAGTTATGGAATTTGGATCTATTAATGTATATTGTCCTAATTTTACTAGCATTTTCTGTGTTTTAGTATTAAACTTCTATGTCACCATTAGGAAGTACTCTTTTGATTGTGGTTTCTGTCCCGTCAGATAGTATTACTCTATCACCAACGTTTGGTAATGAAGGTGGTGGAGTTTTATCTCCATCTTCGTCTCCTGGTTTTTCTCCTGGTAAACCTGGTAATGGTCTTTTTTCACCTAAGCCTGGTAATGGCTTTTCCCCAGGACCTTCGGTTACACCTGTAGTAGTTTCACCTCCTCCGCCTTCTCCGCCTCCCTGTGGATCTACTATAACATCAAATTCATTTCTTTTTAAAGACATTTGACCCATAGTGCTTTCGTTTACTCCTTTTGATTTTGAAAATTCACCGAATGAAAATATTTTGTTCATGCTTTTGATTATTATATCTCGTTAACATCCGCTAAATCAGAAAGATTAGATCTACCAGAGGATGCTGCTCTTTCCATCTTTACTTCTTCTTCTGTCATTTCATCTATATCATGAGTTCCGTCAGAATTGATGGATGTTATCTTTCCATATCTTCCGTCCTTACTTTTAATAAGATCTCCAACTTGAGCTTGATGAACTTTAGATCCCCCACCCCCCGTTTCACCATCTTCACCGTTCTCACCATTATTGTCTTCTTCGGATCCATCTGACGTATCATCATATTCATCTTCCTCATCATCTGGTGTTACCTGTACTTCCAAGCCTGGATCCGGGTCAGGTAATGGGGATCCGTGATCTACGACATTTCCAAGATCTTGTTCATTCTTTGGTGGTGGCATATCTTTGATTATCTCATAGATGTCTTCTGCTCTCATCCCCGCATATTTTGGTTCTAGAAGACCCATTCTGGATCCATCCTCATTTTTTGGCCATTCAAGACCCTTTTCCCCATCCAAGATAGGGTTGATGGCATAATCACAAGCCCAATTCCAGATTAGTGGATTCCTTTCTTGTCTTCTTGTCATATGATCGCCAAGACAGTGCATTATTTCATGTAGCAAAACTAATCTAATCGCTTCATCGCTTTGGGAAGCCACGAATTCTGGGTGAAATATGATTCTAGTTCCATCCGTACACATTGTTTTAGGTCTAATTGCATCAGATCCATATATGTCAACCTTTGCTAATCCATCTGCATAATCTCTACCTACGTCGTTAATATTAGTCCAAAGTATTGCTTTGTTTATTCTTCTAATAATTTCAACAGGATTATACCCAAGATCATCCTCAACTGAATCTGTATTTTCATTTATTGATTTAATAAAAGACCTAAAAGATCCGTATTTTATAAATTTACCCATTATTATCTAATTATCTTATTGTAGAATGTGCTGACTTTGTAGCTATCTCTGCCATTTTATTTAATATTTGATGATCAGGATTGCTATTATCAGTTACACCAGCTTGAGCTTCTGGGAAGTTTTTGTATATTGATTTTAATAACCAGCTCAACATTTCTGCCTGTCCGTATTGTGAAAAATACTCCATAATGTTATAAAGTGTTTGTGCATCATACGTTTTAACCTTCTTAAGGGCCATTTCACTAACCGCTCTTAAAACACTTTTGTTTTTTTCCACTCCTGGTATTTTAATTGCTGCGGATGGATTGTTCATCATGGTCTCAAGATCTCTTTCCGAGATATTTCTTAAAACATCCAGATATGAATTAAAAGCTCCTGCTGCCTCTGGTCCAACGCGAAGTCTAAAAATTTGTAGGATATCTTTACTTGGTATATCTTTCCAGCTTTGAAGTCCTCTAATTTTAATTATACCAGCCAGTTTTTCCGCTCCGCCCGTCCATGATCTTGGCGTTGGAAAAGTTTTGGATTCGTTATCAGTATCTAATTTATGGAAAAGTTGTTTATTATCGATTAAGAAAGATACTAATTCTGGTAAAATCCTTTCGTTTTTAGATGCCCAGTCGGTCCATTCTTCTACCTTAGGAACGAAGTTAACTACCTCGAATCTGTTTGCTAATGCAAAATCAAAATCTGCAACATCTGCTTCAATCGCTCTGTTACCTGCTGCTACAATAACCCATTTATCAGGAAGCTGATAATCAGGGAGTCTACCCATTTGAACGAATTGCATCAATTTATTTAAGACGTTTTTATCCGCTCTGTTCATTTCATCAAGGAAAATAAATCCGCCCTTTCCTTCTTTTCCGTTATCTGTTGGTAGGTTTGCAGGGGGATTGAATCTCGTAAATCCCTTTCCTTGTGAGGTCATTACTCTTTTCTTTATTGCATTTCCCTCTGGACCTTCCATTTCCATATCTTGAAAAGTTGGTTCTTCGATATTGTGTTGACTTGGTACCCCTGAAAAATCCTCAGGGTTCATAAATTGAACATCAAGATTTTTAAAGTCCATTAGAGGAATACCTAATTCATATGCTACTGCACCAACGATTTGGGTCTTACCAATTCCGGGTGCTCCGTAAATAAAAATAGGGGTTGCAATTTCACCCGTATTTTTTAACATATAAAGATCCCTAACCATGGTTTTTAGTTCTTCAGTGTTTACGTCTACCACTCCTTCCTTTTGGTTGGGATACTCTAAAGGTACAACAGCTTCTGTCATTCCCTGTGATCCGTGAACTTCTTCTATTTGTTTATCGATTGGACCCATTTCTGGCAAATATAACATAACGGATGGTTTACCTGCATATGGTTTACCTGCCGGTATTTTAGGAATACCCCCATTTGTTAGCTTGTCATAGAATGACTTTGCCCATCCGGTTAGTTTGTCGATGACGTTATCTTTAATCCAAGAAAATACACCTTCGTTAACAGTGTTTCTGTTTACCTGTTGTCTATCTTTGATAAAGGTCTCAAAATTGGAAACTCTTCTCATTTTTTATCTTTTTTGATTTATATATCTAAGTAAATTCGACCTATCTTTATAAAAGATGAGAAAATCTAAAAATCCATAAAAATTCAGGAAGACCCAATGTCTTAACCTGCTAATTAATTATAATGATTATGAAACAAACCTCAAAAAAGATATATAACATTCAATCAATCAAAAATGGTAAATCAGAGCACATATAATAATTGCTATCAAATGTCTGAACAAGGCAATGAGATGGATTATATGCGCACGGATCTGGTTTAACATTTTTTTAAATATATTTTTTAAACCCAGATCTTAATAAGGTCTGGGTTTTTTATTTGATGTCGATTTGGCCGAGAGGATAGGTAGGGGTCTGCAAAACCTCTCACACAGGTTCGAATCCTGTAGTCGACTCAGAAATTGGGGATGTAGCTCAGTGGTAGAGCGGGTCACTGTTAATGACTAGGTCGTAGGTTCGAACCCTTCCATCCCCGCAAAATGCTCCTATCGACTAGTGGTTAGGTCACATCCCTTTCACGGATGTAGCACGGGTTCGAATCCCGTTGGGAGTACAAAAATTGGGAGCATCGTCTAGCGGCAATGACAAGTGACTGTAAATCACTCCTCTTTCGAGTTCGCAGGTTCGAGTCCTGCTGCTCCCACTAAAATTGCCCGATGGTGTAACGGTAGCACAACTCCCTTTGACGGAGTTAGTTTAGGTTCGAATCCTAATCGGGCATCAGAATTACCAATAATATTTTTCCCATTCAAAATTTTCGAGGGGGGTGAAATGCTTATCATATTCTTTGCGTAACGGATTACTAACTAAATTTGGCCCATGAGGGAGAACGTGGGAAACACCATATTTAGAAGCAAATTCTTTAGCTTTTGCGATAATCTCTGGCATTTTTTTGATACCTTCTTCATCATTCTTGCTATAAAATTTTGCTTCCATGCTAAATTCTTTTCCTGAATCCCTCCTAGCTCCTGGTGCAAAAATTCTAATGGGATCATATGCCATCCTTCTGTAAATATACATAGGTCGGTAATATATGATCTCGCACTCAAGATCCTCTAGTTTATTTCCGATATACTCTCGTATATTTTTTTCAGCACACTCCGCTCTTTTAATCTCACTATCATCTAGTGTGTACCTGGTTTGGAATGGATAGCAGCTATCAATCAATTTATATTGCTGATTATCACTGAATAGTTCTTTCACCGCACCCTCGTTCTGTATTAGTCCTTTTATAATGGTTCTATTATGAAGAACCAACGTAAATGTGAGATCGAAAAAATCAATTACAGATGGTGAATTAACCCCGAAATTTTCATATATTGAAACGTGCTTCATGTTTTGTATATATCTGGTAGAATTCTACATGTTTCCCTGCCCATTACCGATGGAAAAAATGAAATATTTTAACTATCATATATAAAATAAAATCCCCAATGTTTAAATATCTTACAAAGGAGGAAGTCCAACAGCTTTCCTTCGATTGGAAATATAAAGGATATTCTATTATAGATCTGATCACGCCAGAAGAAGCCGATTTAATATCGGAGAATCTAGATAATTTAAGAAAGAAAAGAAATTCGGTAGATGATAAGTACGGTGAGTATGACCCTTACATGCACCCACACAAAGAATCCGAGTTAGTGTCTAAGATCCTTGGACATCCTAAAATATTAGAATCCATGGAGTTTATAATAAATTCTGAGATTCAAGGAATACAAACATGGGCTTATTTTAAACCCCCAGGGGAACTTGGTAGGGATGCACACCAGGATGCTTTCTATGCTCAAACACAATGGAATAAAACTGCTAATGTTAGTATATCGCTAGACGATACCGACGAGGCAAATGGGGGTATTTGGGTATATGAGGCTTCTCATCTTCTACCAATTTTACCTATAGAGATAGATGAAGAAAGATCTAAGCTTAATCCAATCAGATGGAGGAATGAGAGGGGTAAGGCTTGTGTTATGCCGGAGGGACATAATTTTAGCAAAATAACACCACATGTTAACAAAGGACAAGCAATTTTTTTGCATTCTCATATAGTTCACGGATCGAATGAGAATAAAAGCAATCGATTCAGAAGATCTATATTGAGTGGATATACTGGAAAGGGATCGCCATTTAGAAGCGGGGAACACATGAAAAGGGAACCAATCGACGTTTATGAACTAAAATTAAAATATTGGGAGGTAAAAAAACTCTAATAGATTTTACATGAAGCTGATACAAACGTTCGTTCCTAATAAGTTTGATCTAAAAAAAGAGAATGATAAAGATATAATCTGGAAGGATTTAATGTATGTTCAAATGCTCAGTGTTCTACTTGCTAATAGGGAATATGGGGGTATTTCATTATACACTAATAGCAAAATAAAAAATCAAATATTAGACATAGGTGTTCCCTACACCAATATTGATACCGATATATTACAGGACACTACATCCGATTTATTCTGTATACCAAAACTTAGAATATACAAAGAAATAAAGGAGCCATTTGTTCATATAGATACGGATACCCTCGTATACGATAGAATAGATTTTTCTAAATATAATGCATCAGTAGTATATTCACATCCTGATCTTAGACCACCAGTTCATAAAAATGGTGACGATAAATTACTTGATATCTTTAATAATTATCCATCATTGGGTGATTCTGACTCCTTTTTTAAATCTGCCAAGGTAACATACCTCGATTTATTTAATAAATTAACTAATGAACATTCGGAATTTAAATTAAATAACATTAGGATAGGGGATATTCCTAATATGAATGTAGTTATCGTTAATGATTATGATAGTTTTAATTTGGCAGCACAAATGTCACTAGATCACTATATAAAAAATAAGGATCTAATAGACAATACTAAAAACGGGGAATGTTACATTGAACAGCTTATGATTCATTTAAACCTGATGGAAATAAGTCAAAAATACAGGGAAGAGGTAGGATTGAAACAAACATTCATTCTTAAAGATTCACCTCTCATGCTTGATGCTAATTTTGGAGCCAACTTAGATAGTATAGAATTTCCCTTCACTATGATACACAATTCACATAAAGATTCTGAAATAGATGAAACAATTCTTATTAATGGTGTATTATATTCAAAGAAAATGGAATATCACGAGCATTACGGTAGAATAACTAGAATTAACACGATGGAGGACATTGTAAAACTCTTCGATTTTAATTTCTACGGTCTTTCTCATCTTTCCTTTTATAAATGGTCTGAAATTTTTCAGGCAATAGTAATAGGGTATATTATAAAAAACTTTGGTGAAGAATATGTTAGAAATATTTATGAATATTACAAAACAATCTATCCGTCGTTATATAATCTTCCTCCATTATCTAAAGGCGAAATATTATACCAAAAATTGACAGGATTTAAATTTGAAAGGATAAAAGGTTTGATCTGAATAAAAATGCGGGAGTAGCTCATTTGGTAGAGCGATAGCCTTCCAAGCTATAGGTGGCCGGTTCGAGCCCGGTCTCCCGCTCACACTAAACCAGAATATGCCTAATAAACTATTCCGGTTTATTTATCAAAAATAGGTTTATTAGGTTACTGTAATATCGAAAATAAAATATAATAAAATGTCACAATCAAGAGTAGTTAAAGCCTTACTAGCTGGTGCAATTGCTGAAAGGGAGCATGCTCTAATGTCTTTAGAACTTCTAACAGAAAAGTCAGTTGGAATAGGGGATCATACAGCAAACGATTTTTTAAAAGATGCAGAGATTGCATTACAGAGGTTAGTAGATGCTGATGATAAGATAGAAGCCATCAATAAGTATTTTTCAGAGGGCAAATTGCAAGAATCTATTTCAGATTTAATACAATAGAAGGTTTAATCGGTTTGATAAAAAACGATAGATAAAAGTTACACTGGTCGGTGATGAAAAGCGTATGCACGGCAGACATGCCCTCCTGTCTCGAGGGTGCGGATAACGAGATAGATAAATGGTAATGGGTTGACCACACGCTTGCAAGCATAAGTGCCATTTATTGAATTGCCGCATGGGGGTTCGAATCCTTCCTGACCAGCATTGAACATGGATTCAGCTCCTCCTACCTCTAGTAGTAAAAGTCATATGATGCGCAGTATGATGCTAGATGTTCACCCTCACTTATATTGGGGTTTAAGAGTAGGATGCATTAAAAACCCAGATCTAAAAGATCTGGGTTTTATTTTTGGAATATGTAAATTACAATAGAATTATTTATGATCCTTTGGACTGCAAATCATTTCTAATTGATCCCACTTAAATTTTGGTTTCTCGTTTAGAAAAACAAAGCATCTCCATTTTTTCTGAGATTCAAAATAAATATGTTTTTGTAGATATGAAGGAATGGCTGCATTAGTAGCAACTCTTTTTACTGGGCTATCAAAAAATATTTTAATTAAAACTGTTAAATTTTCGGTGTCGTCCCATTTTCTAATCTGCTCTTCCAGCATTCTCCATTCACCCCTATTTAAATATTGATTCTGCATTATACAATTAAGATAAGAAAATGTTTGCTTTAAATTTTCCATGTTATCTGAAAATGTAGCTGCAGGTGCTCCGTGCCCTTTGTCATAAACATTCTTTATATAATCCTCGCTATCGGATGTTTTAATTGTTTTCTCTGCGTAAAAATCCATTGATCCTCTATTAACATTAGTTGGTCTATTAGTAGATCTGTATTTAATCCATAAAGGTTGCTCTAATTTTTGAGAATAGAGTACTTCAAAAACCTGGTTTTTTATTCTGACTGTATCCTGTGCTTTTAATCCAATTGATAGTGTAAGAATCAATAATAGCGTTAGAAATTTCTTCATTTTTTTAATTTTAATTTATTAATCGGAACATTTATATGTTTACCGAAAGGAATCCTACGATCAGTAGTTATTGCCCATATTATTTTTTTGTGCCAATTTGGTTTTTCAGGATCTTCGGCACCTCCATCCGTGAAATATATCATGCATGCTAGATCTTTGCCTTTTTTAATTAGGTTATTTTCCACCCATTTTATTGGGGGATTAAAACCCTCTTCGTTTCCTCCAGTGGATTTTTGTTTTTCCAAATCCAGCAATTGACCTGGCGATTTTAACCTGTCAATATCACCAGAAGGTGGCTCTATCCCATCGCTACAATAGATAATATATATTTCTTTTGGGAGAAAACACTTTAATATGCTTCTAGATTCCTCTATAAAAGCATTGTACTCCTCTTTCCCTATACTTCCTGAGGTATCTATTGCTATTACTATTGTACCAAGACCCTCCATTCTTCCTTTAAGCCCAGGAAGGTAAAGATCTTGAAAGATGTGTCTCCTGTTTGGTATCTTATACACAGAAAAATCCTCGTCCATCTCTGAGGTGTATCTTTGTAATGTTTTTTTCCAATCTACTTGTGGATTCATCAGATTGTCTATAAATTTTCTTAAAGCTGGGGATGTTCCGCCATTACCCGTTCCCTTATTAGACGATCTTTCTGTTATTTCCCTTATTTTTCTAGTCACCTCTCTTTTCTTTAATGTGTTATCTTTCAGAGGCTGGAATAATTTTTTATTTTGACTACCACCAGAATCATCCCATCCTTTATCCGATGAACCTTTTTTATCCGAACTACCTTCGCCGGAATCCAAAACCTCGGTTTCTTTGTTCGTTGTTTTATCTAAGTTCTGTTTTTTATTTTCTTCTAAGGAACCCTCAGATTTTAATAAATCCCCTATTATAACCTCGTTGATATAGCTTTCATTTATTTCCCCGGGATTTAAAACGTCACAATAAGACCTGTATTCTACTACTTGTTGGATTTTACCACTGAGTATATCATCATATATTTCTTCAGCTGAGCCATTTATAAATCTCGAATCTTGGTATTCTTTAGGAAGAAAAGATTTACAAATTCCATCAAGATATTGATGGGAAATTATATCACAGGCCAGATTCCACTCGTGGAATAGATTATCATTCTTTCTATCAAAATGTTGTAATGCTAGGTGTATTATTCCCTGATTTATTGACCATGTTATCTCTTCGTCACTTATCTCCAAACAATTTAGAGGGTTAAATATAAAAGCTGTACCGTCCGTCGAAAAAAATTGGCAATCATTGGACGAAGCTACAGGGATCTCAGAAAGAAAATTTCCAAAAAATCCTCCCTTCATTAAAATCTTGGAAACACATCTTTTTATCTTGATGACAGATTTTTCGTAGTTTTCTTTATCCGATATATTCATTTAATGGCTATTATACTTCCCTCATGAAATTTCTATACTTGGATACGAAAGGAGTAATATTTTTTTCCAGGGTTACGTCGCTAAGATAATCCTTAACCTCTGGGTGTGTTCTTTTAATTAAATTTAAACCGCTCATCGCTATTTCGCCGGAATCTAGATTTATCAGATATTCAACAAAATTTATAAATTCTTCTTTCGATATAACTTTTCCATTTTTGTATTTGGATGTCATATACATTACAGCATACGACTTTCTAAGATCATAATTTCCGGAATCTAAAACGGGAAGAGATAGATCTGAATTTTTAGGATCGCTAAATATTCTAGAGATTCTTTCAACTGGCCAAACTTTGGTTGTTTCTATAAAATCTGTTATAATCGAAGATACTTTTTTGCCGACATGCTTATTAAATATCTTATTGATTTCTTTCTCCGATAGAATTTCATCTTTTGCTATTTTTTTTCTTTCGGAGTATTCCCTTGCTGCATAATCCCAGGATCTTGGCGTTACTCCCATTGTCGTGTCGAGTGTCGATATGGATTCAGGAGAGATGTAAAAATATTCTTGCATGAGTTCTACAAAAGAAACAACATCATCGTCGAGATCTCTGTTTCTTGCCCACTCTACCCAGCTAGATGGATCGGAGATAAGATTAATTTGTGCGAATCTATTTGCCAAAGCAAAACTCATCGGTTTTATAGATCCACCTGGTTCATCCTCCTGTCTATTTGCTGCGGCAACTATTAGCCATTTATCTGGGATCTTATAATTTGCTCCTGCTATCTCCCGATCAAAAATAACTTTAAGCATTGCTGCTTGAACCGATGGATGTGCTCTATTGATCTCGTCCAAGAATATTATTCCGCCCTTCCCCTCAACCTTGGTTTTGTTTCCTGCATTGTCGATAATTTCTTTATCTCCATTATCAATAGGCCATATTCTAGGAAGATAATTGACCGATCTTTTTATATCTGGCATTTTCTCGTCTGGAAGTATTCCTGGAAGTCCTACAACATCAGTCGGTTCCATAAGGCTAAGAATAACCTCGATCACAGGAACTTCTTTATTTTCTAGTCCAAAAGATTTTACTATTGAGGTTTTACCTATTCCAGGTGCTCCCCATATTAGCAGGGGTCTTCCTGATTCAGGATTTCTAAAATGATATTCTAGCTCATCTATGAGCTCCTTGGGGGTAAAATCATCAATTTCGGGGTCCTGAGTCTTTTGTGCAATTTTCCAAACTGGATCTAATTCATTCATTATTTTTATATATCGAAAAATAAAACCGCTCAATAATGAAATATTATTAAGGTTTAGGGATAGAAATAAAGAAATATCACACAACAATGAAGGCTTTCGGTAAATTTGACGCAGCTATTAACTGGACTAAAGAGAAAATGCATGACTTTTGTTATGAGGTCCACACCGAAAAGTGGCAGGGAAAGGATATCAAAGGAGACGATAGGTTTGCAATGATTGAAATACTTAACCACTCTTTTACATGTACAATGGTAGAGGATCTCCCCACCCTAGTAGATCAGATTAAGCCCAATTTACCCTGGGCGAATGACCATTTTGAAGAAAGAGTCAGCGGAAGACCCCTAAATCCTCCTCCTTCTCATAATTGGTGGCCATTTGCTCAGAAGAATAATGCTGAATTCGGAGGGACCACTAAATTTTCACACACATATCCGGAAAGAATCTGGCCTAAATATGCAGATAAAAGTGTAGGGGTGGATTCACATAAAGGAATAAGATTTAATTATGGAGATTTTGATGATGTGATTGATCTAATGGTCAAGGAGCCATTTACTAGACAGGCATTTCTTCCAATTTGGTTTCCTGAAGATACGGGAGGGGCAAATGGAGAAAGAGTACCTTGTACAATAGGATATCATTTCATTAGGAGACATAATTACCTACATGTAGTTTACTATATTAGATCATGTGATTTCTTTAGACATTTTAGAGATGACATTTATTTAGCGTGTAGGAAGGTTATTTGGGCACTGGAAAAATTGAGAGAGAAAGATCCAGATTCATGGAATGATGTTAAGCCTGGGATGTATACGATGCATATAACATCACTACATGCATTCAAGCACGAAAAGGTTTTATTGAAGAAGAAATAAACTACGTTTTTATAATACGCTAAATAATTTTATCTTTACGTCTAAACAATAAAAAATGGCAGATTTTTGCAATAAATGTTCAGTAGAAATGGGATTTCCTGAACCCGATATAGATGTCTATAAAATATGGGAATCTTTAGAACCTGGATTTTTTGAGGGTCATATTTGTGAAGGATGCGGATTTGTTGGAATAGCAAGAAGTGAAAATGATGAGCTTTTTGTGATACACCAAAACGGTGATGGCGAATCGGTTTTTTATGATTATGAAAAATATGAAGGATTAAAAATAGACGACAATGAGTGATACACCAGCTTATCTTAGGGCTTCTTTAAAAACCGGAAAACCGGTTGTTTACATCGACATGGACGGGGTTCTATGTGACTTTGACAAAAGACACGAAAAACTAATGTCTAAGGGAATAAATCAATTTCAGGCTTTTAATCACACACTTGCATTTAAAGATCTTGATCCTATTCCGGGTGCTATTGAAGCGTGGCATGCTTTACAAGAAAAATATGACACGTACATTCTTTCAACAGCTATGTGGTCTAACGTAGAAGCATGGACAGACAAAAGAGTATGGGTACAGAAGTTTCTTGGAAAAAGTGCAAATAAAAAATTAATACTTTCGCACAATAAGGGTCTTTTAAATGGAAGTTATCTGATAGACGATAGGATTGCTAATGGTGTTGCAGATTTCGAGGGTGAACATATACATTTCGGAACAGAAAAATTCCCGACATGGAAAGAGGTTTTAGACTATTTACTAACCACACAGGAAGAATATGATGAGGAAAATCAAGACAGCAATATTTTACAAGATAAAGAGATATCTCGGTAAGAGAAGAAAGTCTCAATTAAGAAAAGCAACAAAAAGCCTTAAGGAAAATCAATCTAAAATAGTTGATATAGCAAACTATTTAATGCAAAGCCCAGAATCTAAATTGATTCATTCTGTTATATCTGGTACATTTTTCATAGAATATAGAGAGGTAATATGTAGAATAGAAAGCGATAGAATAGTAATAACCAATGGATTATATTCTTATGATATTTCAGTCCCTATAGAGATAAATTACGACATATCTAAAAGATTTTTAAATCATTTAGAATCAAGAAAAAGATCGGTAGAGAAAAAAATAAATAATAAATTGTCTGCATCCCTATCTAGGGTACATGAACAAATAATTTTTGCCCGATAGTATTAATTGAAACAAACCTTTTTCATTATAATATATAGTATTAGATTTAGAGACTTACTCTAAGTTGCTTCCGGGTCTACAAGCCTTGGAGTGTCTTCACGAGGGACACAAAGGAAGTTGCTAAATATAAGTGAAAATCATGTACATCACTTCAACAAGTGGGTGGACAACAAGCAAGCCTTGTGTTGCCCAAATTACAAAAAAGAAAAACCGACTAAAGGTTTATCCATCAACAAAAGATCAGGTATATCTTAACGATGGCGACGAATTCGAAATCGAATTATTCAATCCAAAAACATCCCCGGTCTTAGCTAAGATCAGTATTAACGGAAAAAGAATCTCTGAAAGAGGTATTATTCTTAATCCAGGACAAAGGGTTTTTTTAGAGAGATTCTTAGATTCCCCAGAGAAATTCAAATTCTCGACCTACAAGGTAAATAATTCCCAAGAGGTTAAAGAAGCCATTGCCAATAATGGTTTAGTTAAAATTGAATTTTATGACGAGTGTCTTCCTTATCCCAGAACATACACAGGGACAATATCAACAGGGACAACCTGGACTACTCTCGGAAATCCTATTACATATACGAATACTAACACCTTCTATAATTCAGATTTAAATACGACCGGTGGTAGTTTTACATTAACATCGGGCATCTCTAATTCTTCTATAGCTGGATCTCTAGATACTACTCCAATAAAGAAAAGTAAAAGAGCAGATTCGCTAGAGACTGGAAGGATAGAAGCAGGATCCAAGTCAGATCAAGATTTTCAAAACGGACAGGGTAATTTCAGTTCTTATCCTTCGAACGTGGTTGAATTTCAGATCCTCCCTATTGCCCAAAAGAATATAGAGGCTAAAGAGATCAGATCATACTGCACAGAATGCGGTACCAGAAACAAACAAGATTGGAAATTCTGTCCAACCTGCGGTAATAAATTCTAAATAGTTTTAACTCGTGACGAAAGACCCACCCCTTAGGTTGGTTTTTTGTGAAACATTTTTTAAACCCGGGGAAATTACTTACATTTGAATCATAAAATAACATTATGGATAATTTAAATAGAATTAACGAAGAATTGGAATCTATAGAAGATTTTGAGGATCTTTCAGTCATGGCATTTAATGACCTTTTTAAGTGCCTTACGGAGGGAAATCCTGTAAGAATCTTAAAAATGGAGGGTACTACAGAGATAATAAAGGAGATGATGGATCATTTTATAGGGAGGGAGGAATACGAAAAGTGTGCTAAAATAGCATCGATTTTAAAAAATCCAAACAAATATCTGGATTTTTAAAGAAATTTATAGTGATCTAGAATATATAAGCTGTAAAGAAATATAAAGTATTCTTATGCAGAATTTAAAACAGATGGAGGATTATAAAAAAGATAGGCTCTCCAAAGCAAATCAAGAAGGTGGCGACGAATCAGAATTAGATATGGATCTAATGGAAGTACCAGACGACGAAGTAGAGGGAGATGAAGAATTTGATTCACCAGAGGGCGATACATTCTCTGCTGAAATCCCAGCTGCTCCTGTTGAGGTAGAGGGTAACGGATCCAGACCTTATATGGTAATAACCAACTTGAAGAAGATAGCAGACCATGCTAATCAACTAATAGGAATGGTCCAATCATCGGGTAAAGTTGAGGAATGGGCAGTAGATCATATTACAACTTCAGCAGATGATATTGAGGAGGTATTTAACTATTATAAGTATAAGGATTAATTTTATTTAACTAATATTCAGAAGCCTCGGAAACCCCGGGGCTTTTTTATTGTATAATAGTTAAATAAAAATACCAATGAAAGATCGAAATTTTAGAAGGGTAAAGAATGTAGGGAAAGATCTACAAAAACATTACAGAGGGTACTTTGAAAGAAATGCAACAAAGTTTATCTGGAAATGGGAATATAAAATGGCTGACCTTGATGCAATCTTTATAAATGAGGGCGAAGAATATACTTTAATAGGCCAGGTAAGTGAAGCAACATTCCTTTTAAACAAAAACGATGATGAATCACAATGGTTTGTAGCAGGTCATATATTCCAAAACGAATTTAAGAGGAAATAAAAAGGTGTCTTCCAGAATTTTCAAAAAAATAGGTAGTGACGAAACTGTGGATCTTTTAGATTATGTTAGATCCGTGATGGAGAAAAAACCAGGAACTAAGATCTATGTTGGGTGTGACAGCCAAAGTTATGCGAATAAAACTATTTACGTGACAACCGTTGTTTTTAGATACCATAATAGGGGAGCACATGTAATTTATAAAAAAGAAATAGTGCCTAAAGTTAAAGATCTATGGACTAAGCTTTGGGGTGAATTGCAAAGATCTATAGATATTGCGGGCTATCTAAAAATAGAGGGTCAAATAGAGATATACCAAATAGACCTTGATTATAACACAAATCCCAAACACAAATCAAACATGATAGTAAAAACTGCTATAGGATATATGGAAAGCATGGGATATAATTACGCAATAAAACCCCAAACCCTTATTGCAATTAGTATTGCTAATGAACTTTGTCGATGAAACAAACCACGATAAAGATATATAATGACTAAATTAATAAATAAAAACATGAAAAAAGTATTAGGAATTTTATCAATTTTCGCAATAGTTGCTTTAGCTTCTTGCGGAAATAAAGCGAACCCAGAAACAGCTACAGGAACAGACTCAACTGCTGTTAATTTGGATTCCACTGCAGTAACGGCTACAGATTCTACGACAGCTCAAATCCCAGCGGAAAGCCCAGTGGAAAAAAAATAATCTGAACAAAAGATTGAAAAGCAGGCTTATGCCTGCTTTTTTTGTGGGGTACTGTAAAATGATTGCATAAAATTGGAAATCTAATCAGTCTATAGTCTATAATAACCAAACAATTAAAGAAATTATGGCTAAAGAAAAATCATCTGTTAAAAAAGAATTCTCGTTTTTAGACCTTGATAAGCAACTTTCGAAGATCGAAGGATTTGAAGCAGGGTCTATTTTGGAAGAAAACGAATTCTCCGAAGTTACTGAGTGGATTGGAACTGGTAACTATGTCTTAAATGCTCAGCTTTCAGGAAGTCTTTTTGGAGGTGTGGCTAATAATAGGTCTATGGGAATCGCAGGAGATCCACAGACAGGGAAAAGCTTTTTATGCATGAACATAGTAAGGGAATCACAAAAACAAGGGTATAACGTGATCTATTGCGATACTGAAGGTGCTATTGATAGATCGATGGCTAAAAAATTCGGTATTGACACAAATACTGTTAGATATCAACCAATTAAATCAATTTCAGATTTTAAAATCTTTGTTGCTAATCTAGTTGATCAAATTAAGAAAATCAGAAAGGAAGGAGCAGATCCTAAAGTTCTTTTAGTTCTAGATTCACTCGGTATGCTTACAACAATGAAAGAGTCTGCTGATGCACTTAAGGGCAAAACAGCGATGGATATGGGTATTAGATCTAAGGAAATGAGAGGATTATTCAGAGAGATCACATTAGATCTAACTGGGGTTAGAATTCCTTTAATCTGTACTAACCACACAACAACTGCTGGTATAGGAAGCTTTATGACAACAAAAGAAGCCTCCGGTGGTGATGGACCTATTTTCTCTATGAGTAATGTTATTATGTTATCTAAAGCACAGCTTAAGGACAGTAACGATAAGAAAACAGGAATCATTGTTACCTCTACCCCAAAAAAGACAAGATTTACTAGACCTTATCCAACGAAATTCCATATTTCATTCATTAATGGTATGAATCCATACGTTGGATTGGAGGAATTTATTTCTTGGGATGTGTGTGGAATTGAAAGAGGAAAATTAGAAGTTGACAAAAAGACTGGGGAATTGGAATTTACTCCAAGCGCTTCCTCTACAAAATGGGCAGTTGCTCATTTAGGTAAATCTATTTTTTCTTCCCAATTGTTTACCCCTGAGGTTTTCACAGAAGATGTATTAAGAAAAATTGATGAGAAGGCTATTAAGCCGCATTTCTTACTACCAGATTTATTTGACATGAAAGAACTTGATGCTGTCATTAACGGAGAAGAAATCGAGGAGGAAGAAGATGGACAAGAATAAATTAAAAATGAAATATCATATGGGAATATGGAAAGATCTTCCAGCATATCCCACGCCCGAGGATGTTATCTTTGAATTAAATAGTTATTTAGTTAGAGATGGTAGACCTCAGGGTGATTTTTCTGAGCAAACATTTAATTCTTTCTTCCCTACAGGCTGGGAGAAAAATAAACACGGTGAAATCGTAAGATCCATGATAGAAAATGGGTCGTTCGAACAAAAATCAAAGTCTGGAAATAAAACAGTTTATAGAATCAAAGATAATCCACATTATTAAAAAATGATAAATTCCCATTTAGAAAATGTTTGGTTTTGTAGCATAGTATCTGACGCAATTTATATTGAGTCTGCGAAGCCATCCTTTTTCAAAGACCTTAGATATCAAGAGGCATTTAAGATAGTAAAATCCTTTTGGAAAAAATATTCACAGATACCCTCAACCCAACAGGTTAAGGAGATAGTGAAAATGTTAAAACTTGGGGATAAGTTACCAGAAAATCAGGTTGATACTATTTTTGATATAAAACTAAATGAGTATGATCCGGAATGGCTGAGAGAGAATACCGAATCATGGATAGAATGGAAGAATCTAGAGCAAAGCGCAATGGATGCTATCACCTATATTAAATCCACAGAGGTTAGTCCAGAAAATATCAAGGATGTCGTTAACACATTTAAAACCATAGTTAATGAGAGAAACAGCTTAGATTTTTCTTTTGACCTCGGATTGGATTTTACTGATCCTGATAATCATAAACAACCAAGATCGAGTACTTTTTCTTCCGGATATGATTTTATAGATCTTGTACTTGGAGGTGGATTTTCTGCAAAGAATCTATATGTATTTCTAGGACAACCCAAAGTCGGTAAGACCCTATGGCTAGGAAACATAGCAGCTCAAGCAATCAGAGCATCCAATAACGTTGCTGTTATTACACTGGAGCTTGGAGATAGAAAATATATGAAGAGAGTAGGCGCTAACCTTCTTGGGATTAAGATGTCAGATTACAATAATGCAACAGAGGATGGGGAGATGATTAAGAAGAAGATTAGAAATATGGCATTCGACAACCTTTCTATTCCTGGACAGCTTTATATCAAAGAGTTTGGAACTAGCCAGGCTTCTGTATTGGACGTTGAAAAATGGTTAAGAAAGGTAGAAGAGGTTAAAGGTATTAAATTTAAGATAGTTGTTATTGACTATATCAATATCATGAAGAACTGGAGAAATCCTAACAGTGAGAATACCTACATGAAGATCAAACAAATTGCCGAGGATTTAAGAGCAATGGGGCAAAGAAATTTATGGGCTATTGTCACTGCAACCCAGACTAAACAATCGGAATTTGATGCCACAGATCTTTCCATGAATTCAGCATCGGAATCATCGGGTCTAGTTGCAACAGTTGATGGTATGTTTGGTATTATACAAGATCCTTTAATGTATTCAAATAATGAGTACAAGCTTAAGGTATTAGCCAATAGAGACGAGGGATATAAAAACTCATATAAAAAATTTACGGTTGACTATAGCCACATGAGGATCGCAGAGGATCCCAACTCCCAAATAATGAATGAAAATTAATGAAACAAAAAAAGCTAATAGAGGAGGTAGAAGTCCCGGAAACAGAAGCGATACCTATAGATCCCTCGTATGCGGAATATTTACAAGTAGAAGATACCTCAAAGGATTACAAATCTTTTAAATCATCAAGGGATGAAGACGATGAGGATTATCTACACATTTCAGCACTGAACGATCTTGTTTATGAAATATTCCATAAATCAAGATGGTGTGCACTTGGCCCAAATAAAAAAATACCAAAAGATTTAATACCATTTCTATTTCAGGATCTTTTGGAAGAAATGGAAACAACAGAATTTACTATGGTAGAAAAATTTGTTTCTATTTGTGATTTTATGAATGTTGGTTATTTAAAGGCATACGAATTAATTCATATGAAATACAAAGAAATTATAGTTAACGAAATGGATCAAAAATTTGGAATAGTTTCCAGAAAGAAGATCAAGAAAATATTCTAGAATGAATGTAAAAGAAGCAAAGAGGTTATGGATCATAACCGATACCCATTTAGGGATTAGAAACAGTTCAGAGGAATGGATTCAGATAATGAGAAAATACTTCTTTGAATGGTTCATTCCAACAGTAAAAAAAGAATACAAACCAGGAGACGTTTTACTGCACCTTGGTGACGTTTACGATTCCAGACAAAGTATAAATCTAAAGGTTCTAAATCTTTGCGTTGAGATATTTGGTGAATTATCCAGAATATTCAAGGACGGAACCTATGTTATAGTTGGTAATCATGACATATACTCGAAGGAATCAAATGAGATTAATTCACTAGCTTCTCTGAAGTGGATCCCAGGCATTCATATATTCGAGGATCCTTTAACTATCACCTTTGGTAAAAGAAAAGCTTTTATGATGCCATGGAGAGCTAATGAGGAAGTTGCTGTTGATCTACTTGCAGAAACTGAAAACCATGATTATCTATTCTGTCATTCTGATATTAGGGGATTAAGTTTTAATAAATTCACCAAGATAGAAGATGGTATAGGTTACAATAAATTAGAAAACTTCGACCGGGTCTATTCTGGGCACATACACTATTCACAAAATTTCGGAAAGGTAAGAATGTTGGGATCACCGTACCAGTTGACAAGATCTGATATGGACAACAAAAAAGCTATTATGCTTTTAGATTTAGAGACCAACGAAGAGACATTATTTGAAAACGATTTTTCTCCTAAATTTATAAAAATAGGATTTGATCAAGTTCTCGAAAGAACACCAGCAGAACTTGAAATTCTATTTAAAAACAATTTTGTTGACGTTTTAATCGATCCAAAATTAGCAGTTAAAGCTTCATTAGGGGTATTGACCGAAATGGTCGCTACACAGCTTAAAACCACCTTTACACCGATAAAAGAAATAGATGCTAGCAACCAAAATTTAGAGGAAGCACTTTTTAGTCTGGACGGTAAGAATTTTTCTATAGTTGATTTTTCAGATGAGTATATTAACTCACTCGATGAAAGTGAAGAGATTAAAGATAAGATGAAAAAAACAATCAGGGTATTATATAAAAGAACAACCGATAAAGAATCAGAATCATGAGATTAACCAAAATAGAATGGAGAAATTTTGCATCTTACGGAAACAAGATACAATCTTTAACATTCGATGAAAACACGGGTCTATATTTAGTTGTTGGTGAGAATGGGGCAGGTAAATCAACAATCTCAGATGTTATAACTTATGGATTATACGGGAAGCTAGATGGTAAAAAGTTAAAGGACATACCAAACAGAATAAACGGAAATGCATGGGTAAAAATAACATTTATTTCTAACGGTGAGGAATACAGCGTAGAGAGAGGTATTGATCCCTCGATTTTTAATCTCTATGTTAACGATACCCTTTATGATAAAGCAGGATCTAGATCAGTTCAAGAATATTTAACCGACGATATTATTCAGATTCCAAATTACGTTTTTAATAATACGATTTCTCTTTCAATCAACGATTTTAAGAGTTTTCTTAAAATGTCACCGGCAGACAAGAAATCTATTATTGATAAAATATTCGGATTCTATGTAATCAACGAGATGAGGGATCTTTTAAAGGACGAATCTAAAGCTATCAAAGAAAATATGGCTAGATTAAGTGGTGAAATAGATGGTCTCACACGTACACTTTCTAGAACTCAAGAAGAATTACAATCTCTTTCAGAGAAGATAAAGGAGGATTCAAAGGGTAAAACCGAGGATTTAGAAGAAAAGATTTCAAAATTTTCTTCCCTTCTTGATATGCACAAAGAAAAGGTCTCACAGTTTAATTCATTAGAGACAGAGGTTTCTGATCAGGTAAAATCCGCATATAGAGCAGTAACAACGGCAAAAGAATCCAAGAGAACCATAGAGCAAAAAATTAGACTTTACGAAAACGATAAATGTCCGACATGCACCACGGATCTTTCCGGATCATTTCACCAAGGATTAAAAGACGAACTTAATAAACAGTTATCTGATTTTAACTCTGTTATAGATTCACACCAAGAAAACTATGATAGCGCATTAAAAAAAGAAGCAGAAATAAGAAAAGAAAAAACCTCAATAACGGAAAAAGGAAACAAAATCATAGTTAACATAAATTCTATTAAAGAGGAGCTTAAAAAACTAAAATCTGTATCAGCAGTGCGTGGTTTAGACTCTTTAAAGAAAATATCAGAAGATACAAGGGAAAGTATACAAGAATTCTCGCAGGAAAGATTAAAGGAGGAGAAAAAATCCGAATGGATAAAGAAAATAGAGGATATACTAGGGGATAAGGGTGTTAAGCAATTAGCTTTAAGAACTATTCTTCCCTCATTAAACGGCAATATAGCAGAACTAATGGGGTCATTACATCTTCCTTATACTGTCACGTTCGACGAAGACTTTAATGCATCTGTAGTCCATATGGGGGAGGAGATATCAACATCGACCCTCAGCACTGGTGAAATGAAAAAAGTTGACTTTGCAGTTTTGCTTTCTGTCATTAAATTAATGAAAATTAGATTTAGCAGTATAAATCTTTTGTTTTTGGATGAGATATTTAGCTCAGTTGACCCTGACGGGGTTTATACAATTCTAAACACACTTAGAAAAATATGTGACGACTTAGGGTTAAATGTTTTTGTTATAAACCATGCTCCTATGCCGACAGAGATTTTTGATTACAAAATTGAGATCCAGAAAAGAAATAACTTCTCGGATCTCCTCGTAGAGAAGGTTTAATAATTTTCAATATATAGGGATATGGCATTACTATCAAGAAACGATATAGAAAAATATTCCTATTTTTTTGTTACAAAAAATAACAAAAGAACCCTTTCTAGAATATCATTAAGTGAATTTTTTGTTTATAAATTCGAAAATCCGGTAACAGAGCAAAGAGGGAAAGCGTATCTAACTGACGAATACGTTACTAATGTTTACGCAATGTCTGACGATTTTTACAAAAAGGAATCTTTCCTTCATCCCAAATATACAAACCAAAAAAACCTACCAATATTATTTAAGTACACGGAACTGCCCGTGACTGAGGTTAGCGTGGAAATGAGCAGAACACTAAAATAAGCATATGAATTTTTTAGACAAATTTAACAGCGATGATATATTTTTCAGGGGAATGATTATAGGAATGCTAAAATCATTGAATGAAAAAATCACATATTTTCAAACAACATCAGGAGGAAGAATTCAGGAGATATACATCCCATTTTTTTATTCGTTGGCGGGAGATGAGTCATTCCTTCAAGATTTCTATCTTAATTATGGAGATTGCGACGGAAATCCAGCATTTGCGGAGGGTAACTATGATGTTATACCTAGGGGTATTTTAGAATATGCAAGCTCTAGAATAAACACTGCATCTTCCACAAATAAATACGTAAGAGGAACCTATGAAAAGGAGATAGTACAAGATACTGGGGGATCCGAAATGAAGGCTTATTCTGCGTACCTATCCCCTATTCCGATTGATGCATCATTTAATCTAAAGATCAAGGTTGACACTAACACTGATGCTATGAAGATACAGGCAAGGGTAATTGAGGTTCTATTTAAAAACTTTGTTTATTACTTTGAGTATAACGGATTTAGAGTTCCTGTACAGGTTTCTTTACCCGACCAAGTCCCAGAAAAAAGCCCAAATCAATTTAATTTCAGCTATGGAAGTACTAGAGGAGAGGGCATAACATTAAGTTTATCGGTTAATGCTGAAACCTACCTACCTCAATTAGATATGTCTACTGAAAGGTTCAGGGGTAATTTAATGCAAGGTGGGATTAGGGTTAAGACTGAACTTGGGGTAGTCCCGCCAGATAATTCAGCAATACTAAAGGGCGTGGATATTCTTTCCAATAATACTATCAGATAATTACGGTCTTATAATAACCGTGATTTTTTTCGCTGATATATAGGAACAATGACAGATCCTATTATTTTTTCAAGCATAGGTAACTATAGAATAATTAACTATAATTCCGCGTTCAAAGACGTTAACCGGTTTAGAGGGTGGATTATAGAAACCTCGGGAGAGGTTGAAAATTCTAGTTATCTATTAAAGGAATTCCGATGGAGTACCAATAACAGCAATTGGTCTCTGTGGATGCCTTTACTACAGGAAAATATTGATGTGATAGAGCTAGATCCAGCTAAAGAATTTTATGTTGAATTTAAGTTTACTGCAAATTCGGACGAAGATTCTAGTCCTTATTTTCCGGAGGGTACTAACCTAGAAACACCAATAGTTCTAGAAAACTTCGACGTTGATTTAGTTTATAGGGAGATAGATTATAGGGATTTAGCGACAAAACCTGCTATTCTTTGTTCGAAGGAACTTTATACAAAGTCCGTAATATTCAATCCAACTTGTACCGATAAATTATTTAAACCCTACGACGTAAATAAGGGAATAAATGTTTATCAGGATCTAAGCAGAACAGTAAACGAACTTTTTGGCCACGAAATTAATTATTACTCAATTCAGCCTAATGGAAGAGGTAAGGATGTAATATTAAAGGAATATAGTCTTTTTGATGTTGTTGCAGAGAAATGTGTTAAAGTTATGGTTCCGGGGAATAACTTCCCGGACAATAAGCCAATTTATGACACGTTCGGAATACAATTTGAACAGCCATTAGAGATTCACATTGATAGAAAGTATTTTGAAAGTATATTCGGAAAAGGAGCAGCACCAAGGAAGAGGGATATTATTTTTTTCCCACTTACAAACAGAATTTATCAAATAGAATCAACATATCTACATAGGGATTTTAATTTATATCCGGTATTTTTTAAATGCCAATTGATGAAGTATGAGGTTAAACAAAACACCCAATTTCTCAATCCTGTTGCAGAAAAAGAATTACACGATTACACGGTAAATACAAAAGATCTATTCGGCGAAGAGACACAAGATGAAATAGAGAAAGTAACAAAGAAACAACAATACTTTATTTCGTCACAGAGAAGAAGTGAAGATCCTACTAGAGCTTATATAGACCATTATTTACCTATTATAGAATTTGATTTAAACAACAACTACACGATCGTATTTAACAGTTATTATGATTTAGAAAGATATCTTTATGATGATCCTTTATCTAATTCAAAAACAGAAGAGCAAAGGGAAGCAGTTAGATATAAATCAGTTCCAATTTTAGGTGATAATGATGAATTGTCGTTTACCTGTTGGTTTAAAACAAGAAACTATATCGACAAAACCAAACTTGTAAATAGGCCATCAGCAAAATTATCGATATCTTCATACGTTCAGGGTAGCGGAACTATAACATATTCATCATCAACCCCACATAAGTTAACTATGGCGGATGGGTATGTCTCGATACTTGCGGATTCGGCAAGATCTGGTGGATTCAAGATCTTAAGCATCCCTGATCAATATTCATTTAGGGTTGCAGATAATGGATCTACCATATCTGGATCGATAGCAACCTGGAAATTCCAAAAAGCACAGGCAAGAAATTTAATATACGGGAGAAAAGACGGAAATGGCATATCAATACAAATGATATGGTCAGGATCTAATCTTACCCCAACAAGTACTGAATACTTACAAACAGGATCATTTAGAATACTAATTAACAACTTAGAAATATTATCACCATTTGGTGCTGGTACTAATTCTCCGATAGGGAATTTTATACCTACTCTTGACGATTGGTACGGATTCGTATTTAATTTCTCAAATATATTTAAACAATATTCTGTGAATGTTTGGCAAATGCTTTATGACCCCGAAAATCCTGATGCACAAACTTCAGATCTCGGTATAGTGCATTTTAAAGAAGGATTAATTTCTCAAAAATATACATACGAAATTCCTTCAGATATAGAACAAAGTAACCAGGTAGAAACATGGAAAAGTGATAATAACTCATATAAAATACTAGGAAGTCCTTTGTATTTGACTAATTTAAGAATTTTTCAAAATATGATTGAAAAAGAAAAGCAATCAGCAATTCTAAACCAGAACGTGGTAGGAGATTCCCAATTAGCAATAATTATTGATAATGCTAAACCAGTTCTTAAGCTTCCTAAAATAGCTAAAAACAGATAAATTTATGCCGAGAAGACCACCGAAAATTAAATCAACAAGTCTAAGTAAAGAAGATGCGTTGAAGAAAAAACAGGAGCTTGAGGATCTTATTTTTAATAACGAAACATTAGACGGACTTGGATCACCGGATATACCACCGATGAAGCCTTTACGCGTTATGAATTTCGACAGTTTAAAAACTGAAGTAGAAACGGAATCCAAAAGTATATTAGGTTCATTGATTAAGTTCTATATGGACACTGATATTATAGACGAAAACGATTATATCCATTTTAGAGCTAAGATAGATGCTTTAAGTATATCAACAATGGCATTTCAAATAAGAACAGCCCAACACGCTGTTACTAAAATGCTAGACGAAATAGATGCAGGAGGTCAATATCAGGCCAGAAACTTTGAGGTTCTTGCCCAGATGCAGAATCAGCTAATGCAAATGCCCTCCAAATTCCAGGCATATTTGGCAGAAATGGAAAAAACATATAAGACATTAAACACCGAATCCAAAAATTCTGACAATAGACAAAAACCACTGATGACTGATGATGATGGAAACACAGTTACCATCCCTGGTATATCGGGTGAGGGTGGAACTGTTAAGGTTCGCGGAAATAAGAATTTAATGGAGGGATTACAAAATGTAATCAAGACCGAAGTTATAGTAAAAAGAGCTCAGATAATAGATGGCCCAGATAAAAATTTGATAGATCCCAAGATGAAAGATCTTATCACTCCAGAAGATGAGCTAAGACAAATGAAGGAGGAGGAAACAAAGATTGAACTCGACGAAGATCTATTTTAATTATGGTAGAAGAAAAACAACAAAGTAATTATTGGACAACTGAGAGGGTCAATAAAATTATACAGAATGCTGATGAAAATGGGGTAGACTTTAAAGATGTCGACAATCCATTTCATGAGAACGATCCTGAATTAAGACGGGGAGGAATATTATACGAGTATACAGAATGGGAAGTTGAGGAATTTAAAAGATGTGCTTCCGATGTCACTTATTTTGCTAACACGTATTGTAATGCTATGACCGATGAGGGAATTAGAAAAATTACACTTAGAGATTATCAGGAGCAAATTCTAACACAATATCAGGAACATAGATTTAATATATTCTTAAGCCCGAGACAGAGTGGTAAGACGGTAACTTCTTCAATATTTCTTTTGTGGTATCTTCTTTTTAATTTTGACAAGAATGCGATGATTCTTGCGAACATCGGAGATACAGCAACGGAATTGATGGATAAGATTAAGATTATCATGAAGGGTCTGCCATTCTTCTTAAAGCCTGGTGTATTTGTGTACAACGTCATGACCATGAAGTTTGATAATGGATGTAGAATAATGGCTAAGACGACAACTAAACAGTCCTCTATCGGTTTTACTGTTCACTTTCTATACATGGATGAGTTTGCACACATTAATCCAAACTTTATTGGGCAGTTCTTTAAATCTGTATATCCTACCATCTCATCTTCTAAAATATCAAGGATTATTATAACTTCAACCCCTAACGGGATGAATAAATTCTATGAGATATACAAATCTGCTATAGACGGGGAAAATGAATTTAACCCAATTAGAGTAGACTGGTGGCAAGTACCAGGAAGAGATGAAGAGTGGAAAAGAAAAGAAATTGCAAACTTAGGATCCGAAGAGGACTTTAACCAGGAATATGGTAATCAATTTTTAAGCTCTTCTAAATTATTGTTAGATTCATATACACTTAAAAAGTTAAAAAAGACCGAGGTGGAATTCGTACACAAAGAATTACTACCTTTCCAAAATTCTATTGTTGATTATGCAGATCTTAAATGGCATCCCAATTTTGATCCTTCTAATTTATGGGAGGATGGAGAAAATAAAAGATTTGTAATCTCAGTCGATACCGCAGGAGGCGGGGGAGGTGATTATACAGCGGTTAATATATTAAAGGTATCACCTAAACCTATATCTCTTATTGAAGAAAAAAAATTCTTCGAAGATGAGTCTGACTTTTTCTCCCTTTTACAAGTTGGACTTTACAAATCAAACACTATCCAGATAGAAGAACTAAAAGTTTTTTTAGAAGTGCTTTGTACTGAGGTTTTCAATCCCGAACAGATAAAAGTTGCAGTAGAGGTTGATTATAGGGGGGAATATTTGATAGAAAAACTTCTTTTGGGTGAGAAATTCTTTTCAGAAATGCTAGTATTTACAAGGCACACAGAGAGCTCGAAGCAAATGAAAATGGGTGTTAAAATGACCCCAAAGACCAAGGAAAAATATTGTGAGGATCTAAAAATAAACACCAGAAATTCTAGAATAATTCCTACGGAAAAAACAACAATAATGGAATTAAGTAATTTTGGGGAAACCAGCAAGGGAATATATCAAAGTCAGGTTGGTAAAGATGATATAGCTATGACCCTTGTAGTTGCCAATTCTGTGTTTGAATATCAGGATTTTAATTATCTGGTGATGGATATTTATGATAGTATACCAGAAAAATATAAAAATGCCATCAATAAAAAAATGGGTGAATCCGGGGAGAATGGCAATATTGGAGACCCTGCATCTAGGGAAATGGAAACATATAACGTTTTCAAGGACTTCTTTTAACAAATTATTTGATATATACTTAAAGAGAAGGACTTTGAGACAACTCTAAAGTTCTCCCTCAAAAAGATATATACAAGTAAAAAATACAAAATGGCAAAGAAGTTAACTCTGGATCTATCCGTTTTTAAAAGTTCTGGTGTTTACACCTTAGAATTTGACGCTTCTGAAAACATTGTAGTAAATCCTCAAACTGTTAGATTGGTAGTTGGTTTTTCAACTAAAGGACCTTTTAACACCCCGGTTTATGTACCTGACATTCAGACAGCTCTCAAAGTTTTTGGTGACATTGACAGAGCTTTAGAGAAAAAAGGATCATTCTTTCATCGATCTATATTCACGTGCTTAAACAGTGGACCTGTTTTCGCTTTGAATCTACTTAAATTAAATAATACGGTTACTGAAACAGGAACTCCTGACGTAGCAAATGGATCAGACGTTGCTAGATATAGAGCGTTTTCTATTGATACAGCAGAAGCTAACGGTGCAAACTCTACAGCGGATTACACAAGATCCAATGCACTTTTACCAAAACAGGATAAGTTAGTTTCCTCCTATTATAATAAAGAAAAATTCTGGTTTCCTGATCCGAACATGCTTCTTGCCACTATAGATACCACGGAACAGTCCAAATTATTCAGCTTAGTTAACCTTAGCCAAAATCCAATTAGTATTATAATCAAGAAATCTCTTGATGCTAAAATCCCTATCAAAGGATTCGATATTACTGCACAGGAATACTTCGGGTCAAACAATGTTCCGGTATTTATGAATCCTAATGATTACGTCTCTGATTACTTTATAGACGTTATTGCAGTTAGCGGAAATTGGTCTAATTATTCAGATCTTTCTTTGGATCCTATTTATTCTTCCTACTTTACTTCTAAAGGATTTATAAAATCAAAAATTGATGATTTTCTATCATTAAACGAGGTAAATGTTGTTCTTACGACTACCGGATGTTTAATCCCAGATTTTGCAGATCAAAACGGTATAACACAATACATTAAAACACTTATCAATAATCAAGTTGGTCAAACAGGAATTCTTTGTGCAGTAAACGAAGAGGCACTTGATGATCTTGAAAGCAATACATCATTTATAGATTTGGTTGGTCACAACTTGACAGGAGCATTAGATCCTGGATCTATCCAGATTGACAATATAGATTTCTTAAGCTACAGTGCACCACTAATTGCTGATTTTTCATATTCAGTAAACAGTCAAACTGTAAGTGATCTAGTTTCACCAAACGCTCAGTTACTTGAAGTTGGTACCACATACGAAGATTCTTTAGCAAATCCTGGCGTTAGTGGGGTTGATTCGGCAGATTTTGCAGCTTATAATTATCAAAATGCAGATGCTGGATTACCTTATATACAAACTAATTTCCAAGGGGCTACAGCAGGAGGCAGAAAAACTGCATTAAGAGAATTCTTAGCAGTAACATCTACTTCAATCGGACCTAAGTTTATTTTAGGAAAAGTTACATCAACTTTAGCTGGAAATGTAGAGGCTAGAAAATATTTTGCCGACGGAGACGTAGTTAAACTAAAAGTAGAGGAAGTTAAGGAAGTTACAGTTGCACCGGGAAACGTTCAGGTTAGAATTAAATGGTCACACCCATTATTTAAATCAACAACACATCTGGTTGAGCCTTATGATGAGACGAATTTATCATCCGGAAAATATCAATTCTGTAAATCAGATTATTTTGATATTGTAGATCCTCTTGAAACTAGCCCAGGTTCTTTAGGAAGTCCGGTAGTTATACCTAATCAAACGATAGGAAACTTTAATTATTTCGGATATTCAGAGTCTAAAATCTACACAGATTGGGATGGTGGATTAATTAGCGACGGAGATGTTATAAATAAAACATATGATGGATCCCTACTTCAATATATTAAACTTGAAAAATCTATCGATAGAGATGGATTTGAAGTTCTTGAATTAAAGGCTTATGTAGATTCAGATTTAACAACACAGGAAACTGTGGTTGGAATTGGATTAAGCTATCTTACAAATGCAACTGGCGTTGCAGATACGATAGACCAAAATGGATATGATCTAAACATTATATCCTTAGCAGGAAACTTAAATCAATTTATAGAAATTGAATCAATTCCTACTCCGAACGTTCAGGTTGAAATGACATTAGAAAATGTTACCGCGTCGGGATTAGCAGTTGGAGATCTTTTAGTTTCCGAAGATATTGATCCTATCACAGGTTCAAATAGATTGGCTAGAGTAATAGTATCTAAGAGAAATACAACAGGGCCAGGAGCATACAGTGTATATGTAACAACCGATAGACCTATTAAAATCTACTCAGGACAAAGAGTTAATAAATTTAGACCGATTCACAAATTCGTAACAAATCTTAACTTTACATATCTTCCTGGATTCCAATTAAAGAACACACATAAACCAAACGGTAATGATGATAGATTGGATGAGATCTTAAACGTATTGACAGAAACCAATATTGCTAACACCTTATCTGATAGAAACATTATCACATTTAGATATGTTGTAGACACATTTGACGGACAGATACAAACAGATTCTAAGCAGCAGCTTGCAAATCTTGCTAAAAATAGACAAAAATGTCTAGCATTAATTAATGCTCCTTCAATGGAGAAATTTAAAAACTCTATTGATCCTAGATTTACTACTGCACCATCTGCTACCGATCCAGCACCTTTGCTAAGCGCAAGATATATCGCAGACGGCGGTAATCTTGATCTGAATCCTTCATTTAGATTCACACTACCTAGCGAAGATAACGGAGCTAAATTCTGCGGTGT